CTCAGCGCATTCTTCTGGCGTCGTTTTAAGAACAAAGAAAACATCACATTCTTTGATCCAAACGAAGTCCCTGATCTTTACGAAGCATTCTACCAGGATACAGCAAAGTTTGAAGAACTTTATGTGAAGTATGAAAAGCGTAAGGATTTACGTAGAAAGGTTATGAGTGCTGAGGAAGTCTTTAAGGGAGGCATTCTCAAGGAACGCACTGACACAGGACGCATCTATCTTGTGTTCATTGATAACGTAATGAATCAGGGTCCATTTGATCCTGAATATCATACAATCTATCAATCAAATCTTTGTGTTGAGATTCTTCTTCCCACGAAGCCATTCAAGCGTTTAGATGATCCAACTGGCCGTATCGCACTTTGTACCCTCGGGAGTATGAATTGGGGAGCATTTAGAAACCCAGAAGATATGCGTAGAGCATGTCGTATTCTATTGCGTAGCTTGAACAACATTCTTGACTATCAGGACTTCTTGAGCATTCAAAGCAAGTTGTCAAATGACGAGATTCGCCCAATTGGCATCGGCATTACAAATCTTGCTTACTGGCATGCCAAGCGCAGTTTCAAGTACGGTGAATCAGAAGCATTGCAGGAAGTCAAGACTTGGGCTGAACATCAGACTTACTACTTGATGGAAGCTAATGTTGAGCTTGCTAAGGAACGTGGTAAGTGCTTAGACAGTGACAAGACTCGCTATGGTCATGGCATCTTCTCATGGGAGCTTAGAGCAAAGGGTGCAAATGATCTTGCTGACTTTACTCCTGAACTTGATTGGGAAACTCTCAGAACAGAAATGAAGACTTATGGTGTTCGTAATGCTACTGTTGGTGCAATTGCCCCTGTTGAATCATCATCGGTTGTAATTAACTCAACAAACGGTATCGCAATGCCAATGAATCTTATTTCAATCAAAGAATCAAAGGCTGGTTCATTTGTACAGGTTGTTCCTGAATATCAAAACGCAAAGGTTCGTAAGAATTATCAGCTTATGTGGGATCAGACTGATTGCTTGGGTTATCTAAAGACTTCGGCTGTTCTTGCAGCGTTTATGGATCAGTCAATCAGTACTGATACATTCTATAACCCTGCTCACTTCCCTGATCGCAAGGTCCCGACTACCCTTATCGCAAAGAACTTGATGCTTGCACACTATTATGGTATCAAGACACTTTATTACAGTTTGATCAACAAGCAGGGTTCAAAGGAAGAAGAAGATGAAGCACCACTTGAAGCAATTGATTTCTTTGAAGAAGACGAATCCTGCGAAAGTTGTAAATTATAGCCTGTAAACTATGACAGCCTGTAAACTATGATAAATAGATTGCAGGAGACATGAAATGAATTATCAGCGTATATACGACCGTTTAATTGAACGAGGAAAGAATAGAGTGCTAACAGAATATACAGAAAGTCATCACATTCTTCCTCGTTGTTTGGGAGGCTCGGATGATAAAGATAATCTAGTGGACTTGACTCCCGAAGAGCATTATTTGTGTCACCAATTACTAGTTAAGATTCATCCCGATGATAGCAAGTTGCTCAATGCTGCACTTTTTATGACAGCTAACGGAATGGGACGAAGAAGCAACAAAGTATATGGTTGGTTGAAGAGAAAATACTCTGAGTATATGAAGGGGCCGAGCAATCCATCAAAGATAAATGGACCATGGAACAAGGGAAAATCAGGTTATTCAGTCAACGTAAACTTCTCGCAAGAGTTTCTAGATTCGCTATCCGACCGAATGAAAACAAGTAATCCATGCGCAGGTGTCAAGCCATGGAATCACCCTAGAGCTACCGAATATACTAAAAGTGTATGGACTAAGGCAGACTTGATCAAAGAGATATGGGAAGCAAATGGTCGCCCGTCATACTGTAGACTGTATTCATTAGTTAACGGGAAGCCATGTGGAAAAGACTGGGAAGCTATCGGACCATATATGAACTTAGTTAAGTATTTTAGAAATGGCTGGATGCCGAAAGAAGATGAAGAATGGAAAAAGCTATGAGATTTGTAACTACTCCGGTCTGTACTGTTGAGGGTATTGCTGTAGGTCCAAACGGATCTAGAACAATACAACCTGGAGAAAATATAGCGCCAGGTGAAGTAGCTTATGCAGGCCGGCGCATCTGGAATAACGTATTGATTGACAATCTTGAGTTAGAACAGGGTATCAAGCACGTTTCTGTGACTATTGATCACTTCACGTTACATGGGATTATACCAATCTATACTAAAGACGGCATTACTGAATGTATTTATGACTATGCCACTATTGACGAGACTTGTAAGCTATGAGGTCAGAATCAGCGGAAGTAATTATACTTCTTCCTAAAGACCATCCCTGGCTACATTTATTTCTAGGAAAAGAAGAAATGATAGCTGAAATATACAAAGTAGCTAATGTAAGAATAGGATATAAGAAATAATGTCTAAAGCGCAATACAACCTAAACACAAAGACTGATTATCTACAGCGCAAGATGTTTCTTGATCCAGCTGGTCCTGTAACCATTCAAAGATTTGAAGAAGTCAAGTATCAGAAGCTACAGAAGATTGAACAAACTGCTCGTGGATTTTTTTGGGTTCCCGAAGAAGTCAATCTATCTAAAGATGCTAATGATATGAAGGATGCTAGCGAAGCTGTTGCACATATTTTCACCAGTAATGTTCTTAGACAGACTGCACTTGATAGCTTGCAAGGTAGAGCTCCAGCTCAGGTCTTTACTCCTGTCTGTTCTATTCCTGAACTTGAAGCACTAATGAGTAACTGGTCTTTCTTTGAGACTAACATTCATAGTCGCAGCTATAGCCACATCATTCGCAACATCTATAATGTTCCTAAGGAAGTGTTCAACACGATTCACGATACTCAGGAAATCATTGATATGGCTTCCAGTGTCGGCAAGTACTATGATGACTTGCATGTGATCAATTGCAGGAAGGAACTTGTCGCAAGCAACCTTAACCCTGATTGGGCGCACATGATGGTCGATGAGCAAGAGCATATCAACGCAATATGGCTAGCACTTCATGCAAGCTATGCACTTGAAGCATTTAGATTCATGGTGTCATTTGCTACTAGTCTTGCAATGGTTGAGAACAAGATTTTCATGGGCAATGGCAACATCATCAGCTTGATTCTACAAGATGAACTACTACACAAAGAGTGGACTGCTTGGATGATCAATCAAGTTGTTAAGGAAGATCCTCGCTTTCAAGTTGCAAAGATTATGTGCGAAGAAGAAGTTCGCAAGATTTATGAAGATGTGATTCGTGAAGAAAAGGAATGGGCTAGTTATCTCTTTAAGAAGGGCCCAGTCATTGGACTTAACGAAAAGATCATGGTTGACTTTGTTGACTACAACGCCGTAGACGCTCTTAAACAGATCGGCATTAAATACTGGAATCCAGCACCAAAGACTACTCCTATCCCTTGGTTCAACAAGCACATGGATACGAGTAAGAAACAGACTGCACTACAGGAGAGCGAGTCAACAAGTTATGTTATCGGCGTTATGTCCGATACATTAGATTATGACGAATTACCAAGTTTATAAGGAAAGAAATGAGTTTTTTAAAAACAGTCGATTATCAACCTATTGTTGACATGATAGACCGATTGGGAAATCAACTCAACAAACCTTCTTACCGATTCCTTAAAGGAGAGGTAATTGGTTTGGCTTTAGAAAAAGCCACTAGTGGACGCTTGCGCTACGTAGATGAAGAAGGGTATGATAGTATTGATATTGAAACCGGAACTAAGTATGAGTTAAAATCAACTGCTAGTATGTTCTCAGTGAATGATACTATAACAGGAAGAGTCTCTTTGTCTAATACTAACAAAGGAGCATTCAATCCTACTTTTGATTTTTTGCTGTGTATTCAAACTGATCCTAAAAACTTTGCAATCGCCCAACTTACTTGGGATGAGTGTAATGCAAATCATAAGATAAAAGATGGCCAGGTTGATTTAGTAAAAGGCGCGCCGGTAACAAATTGGATTTGTAAGAACAACACGGAATTTAATAATCTACCATTGTCTAAGATTGACATACGAAAATTATTAGAAAGTATTTTATAAGGAGAAAGAAAATGAAAGCAGTAATTTGGTCAAAGGACGCATGCCCGTTTTGCGTACAGGCAAAGAATCTATTGTCACAGAAGGGCATTGAATACGAAGAACGTAAGATCGGTGAAGGCTACACTAGAGAAGACTTGTTAGAAGCAGTCCCGGATGCCCGCACCGTCCCGCAGATTTTCCTTGATGGTGAACTTGTCGGTGGATTTACAGAACTAAGAGCTAGGTTTCTAGCCGAAGCAGCATAAGGAAATATTTGTGAACTTTAAGACTAACGAAGTATATACGATCAAGTTGAATTCCGGTGAAGAATTGGTAACAAAGGTAGTTGAAACATCTGCCCATGAAATCACTATCTTTGATCCATTGTCAGTAGCACCGGGCCCGCAGGGAGTTGGACTTATCCCCAGCTTATTCACCGCAGATCCGAAGGGTGAAACAAAGCTAAATACTAATAGCATTGCGATTTATGCATTGGCTGATAGCACCATCAAGTCAAAGTATATTGAAGCAACTACAGGTATCGTTGTACCTGATAAGAAATTAATCTTGGGATAACGAATGGCTAAACTGAGTAGAAAAGGTGATCAAAACGCAGCCGGGGGCAAGATTGTTCGTGGTGCAAGCACTGTGTTTGCTAATGGCATCGCAGTTGGATTGCACGTAAGCGACATCACAAAGCACCCGGGCGGCGGAAAGCATGATGCAGCAAAGACAACAGAGGGTAGCCCTACTGTGTTTGCTGAGGGTGTTCCTGTTCTAAGAGTGGGTTCAGCTAATGATTGTGGTCACTCTATCACTGAGGGAAGCGATAACGTTTTCGTTCCTTAAACTACGACTTGTATTTGCATTTATCGCCGTGCCACACACTATACATGTTTGTACTGATTATTTTTCCACAATGTT